GGTACTGGGGGGGATAGCCAAAAGTGTAAACTGTGAGATGTACACTCAGAACTTTATGTCAAATTCTTAAAGGTAACCTCAGGTATTCCTCAGGTAAGTGCATAGACCCGTAGGTAGACCCAATGAGCCACCTAAGGTTAACTTTAAGTATTGACTGTAGAGGGATGGAGTGGTGTATGCTGATAAGCATCACTACGGAATCCCTAGCGCGTCAGGAAGACCCTAATCGCTACAAGTGAATAGAGAGCACACGAGAGTCTCCAGTCCACCGAGTTGTTGCTGAGTAACCAGTGAAGCCCCAAGGGCACCAGCAAGTACCAGCAGAAATCGCCAAGTAGTCCTATGGCGCAGTAAGGTTAACAATAAGCGCATAGGTCCTCCTCATGTTGGCTCTTAGTGTCTTATAGTTAGAGGGTGATATTATCATCACTACCCTCTCTCATAGAGGAGACTTAAAGTGCATATCTATATGAATGAAACTTTAAGTAGTCTTATAGTATGTAACCTTGGGTCTCTCCCTATAGTGCTACCTAATTCCAAGTGTCTGTTATACTTAGAGTTTTCCTAAAGCGGCCTTCCGTGGCCTAATGAATCCTTATGCACAATCCCTGCATAATCACCACGCGATGAACATAGAGTCGTCCCCATCGTCTTCCCACCGGATGTCCACACCGTTGCTGCTGGTGGCTCGGAACTGTGAGATGTTACTCAGGGGTTTCTCCATGTGGTGCTCTAAGAACTCCTGAAGTACCTCAGCCTCTATCTTCACAGCGTCCTGCTGCATCGTAGAGCGTAGGAACTCGACACCTAATGCTAACGCATCAAGTCGGTCGTCGTGTGCCACAGCGCCCTTCTCACGACTCATACGGGTCATCTGGTAGAACAGGCTGTACTTCAGAGCGTGCTTACCGTCTGCATCACGTGCCGTCTGGTAGTCCTGTCGGATAACCTCGTCACGGATGACCAAGCGGTGACTTGCCAGTACAGGCTCAAGAGTATCGCAGATGCGGACCTCTTTCATACCACGAGCACGAATCTCTTCGAGTTGCGCTGGGTGATGCTTCAGGAGCACAGGCTGGAATACGTTACCGAACATACCGTCACCGAAGTTACTCTCGAAGACCACAGTCTGTACCTGCCACTGTTTGGCTTTCTTAGCGAGGAACTCAAGGGACTTCTCTTCGTAACCACGAGTACCACCAGCGTCCATCAAGTAGATGTAACCGTTGAGGGTGTACAGCACGCACCAGCCAGTCTCATCCTTACCGCGACCACTAGGGTCAATGACCAGAATCTTACCCTGATACGCACCAGTGTTACTGGAGGCTGTATGGAAGGAGTAAATCTCATCACCCTTCATGCCCACGTTAGGAAGCTCCTCATTGCGGTTCTGACGGTTCGGTAGCCACTGGTAGTGCATTGGGGCCTTGTCCGCCTGTAGACCGCACACGATGGCGTCACGGAGGCGTAGAGGGTACTTCTCGGCGTCACTGAGGTTCGGGTTGAGCATGAACTGAAGCGTATAGCCAGCCTTGCCGTATTCCACCTCACGCTCCTGAAGGTCCATAGAGTCGAACCGAACCGGGTCGGTAGGTTGGCTACTGAGACCCTCTTTGTCCTCATCGTACTCGCTACGTAGCATAGGAGCCAGTCGGTCACCATAGTACAAGTCTTCCTCTTTGGAGCGAGGATACTGCGCAGGCCAGATGATGGTGGAGTACCCGCGGTTGTCCTCAAGTTCCTTGTAGAGCGTCATCTCGGTCTGAGGGGTGCCCAGATAGATAACACGGCTAGTCGGCAGCGGTTTCAACAGTGCAGCGAACTCCTGAACCAACGTCCAGAGTTTCTCACGAGCACCCTGTGTTGCAGAGTTACCGGGAATCTCAACGTCATCCGCAATGATGATATCAGCACGGCTACCAGTAAGCTGACCCGTAATACCCACAGACTTAACTGACGGGCTGTGGTCTGGCTTGGCAGGGCCTACATCAAAGCTAATCACGGAGTCACGCTGACCGGGGCGAGGCTTAAGCTCACTCAGGAAAGGCAACAAGTCGATGATGTTCTTGATGAAGATGGAGTTAGCGTCCGCACGTTCCTTTGAGGCTGAGACAATCAGTATCTTTAACTGAGGGTCACGCCACAGGGTCCACACTACGAACGCACACGTGATGAACGACTTCCCGATACCACGGAAAGCCTGAAGGATAAACTTCTTGTTCTTTGGGTTAGCCAGACACTTGGCCATGTCGATTTGACACTTGGTTGGTTCCGGTAGGTTCAGGGCCTTCCAGAGCACAAAGAGAAAGGCAACAAAGTCACCCTTCAGTTGCGCAATGATTAAGGCGTTCTTGGCTTGCTGAGAGTTACTCAATGTTCACCTCCTTTCCGCTGTAGCTTACGAATAGTGTCCTGTAGGGCCTTCTCTTTGAGGTCGGCCTTCTTAGTTATTGCGATAAGACTTCGAGCAGTTGCTTCGTGTAGTTCGACGGAACCATCAACGAGGCATCGACCGTCTGGTCCTGCGGGGACACTGGTAGGTTTGACTTTGACGCGCAACCGCTTATTGTCGCTACGCAAATCAGCAATAATCCTATCAGTGCTGCCTTCCAGCCCTTCAAGGTCTGCTTGGTACTTAGCCGATACTGCGTCAATCGCTTTCTGAGTTTCAGCTCTAGCCGTTTGCTTCTTAACGTACTCATTCTGTACTACCTCCTTCCACTTGGTGTCCATAGATTGTGAACCGAAGTGCCACCCGAAGGCGAACACCATGATAACCACAAGATACGGTACTATTCTCTTTGTAATTTCCAGCATAATGCCTCCTAACCTGCACCGTCTTCATAGTGACTAGCCCTAGGGCTGCTACTAGTTATGGTGACGAGTAGACCTACCGCAAACACCACGTCTACGATAATCCAGAATAACATCCAGTTCATTTTGTTCTCCTACTATTGATAATCCATAAAGGCTCCCTCAGGAACCTTGAGTATTACCATCAGTGAGTGTATTTATCGTCTTCTGTCAGACCATCAGCGCCCACCTTGGAGTTGTAAGCCTCCAGACCCTCAGCCAGTCCGCCCAAGATGTTAACGTCAGGGGTCAGCTTAGAGATTTGGAACTTGTGGCGCTCCAGTAGTTTACCAATGGCGTTGTACAGCTGAGGGGTCCGCTTATCTGGATTCTTCAGGTCCATGAGCATCTGCTGCGCCATCTCAGTGTCTAACATTTCGAGGAACTTAATCAGGTCCATACGTTACTCCTTATTAGCTTTCTTCCAGTCAATGATTTTATCGACTACCTTGGCACCAATCTGAACCACTGTGTAGGCGATTGCCGCGACGTAGAACCACTCGTTGAGTGAGAGGCCCCAAAAGAGCCTCGCTACACCGTCAGCCCCAGCGACCCCCGCGATGGGGGCCGCCTTGATAACTTCATTGTTGAAGTCTAGGGACAACATGTTACCTCCTTATCTATTTGTTTAGCAGAAGCTCCTCAAGACGGCGAATCCTGCGGTCCAGCACAGCGTTCTCAATGGCAGCACACTGGTCATAGCGAAGGCTGTAGCGGTCACCTGCCGGACCAAACTCGTTAGCATCCCACTCATCGAAACCAACCACACCGTATTTCGTCCAATCGAGTCCTGCCTGAGTCAATGCCTCAATCACATGCTGGGCAATATACCCAACGTGCTTACGAGCATCAGGACCCTTCAGGGAGACCGCAGATTTCATACGGTACACTTTAACCTTCACGTACTTCTCCCAGGCATCAAGAAGCTCTTCGGGGATATCCCCATCGAGAATCTTAAAGCGCTCATCGGACGTCTGGAGCGTTCCGTTAGCGGACCATACAGCCGCCCACCTGTTCTGCGCAGTACCCAGTGTGTGCGTACCGTCCTGCGTAGAGAACGTGTGACCGTTGATTGAGAGGTTACCGTTGGCGTTAACACTCATTCCGTTAAGGGAAGTTGCTGTGATGGCGTGAGTTGAAGTGGTTCCGCCGTTAAAGTAAAAAGCCACAACCTTAGGCTCAGAGCTACCACCATACCCAACGTCCACACCTACAGAGGCCCTGAACGCAGACGCACGCGCAACACCGGAGAGAGTCATGGTCTCGGCTGTGATGGTAGTCTGTGTAAAGTCAGCAAGAAGCGTATAAGCGGCAATCTGAGACTGGTCAATAGTGAGGTTATCACCAGCCTCCCCAAGCTTACCGTTAACAACGTACTTGTTGTCCGCCTTACCGTTAGCCAGCATCACCCTGAGGTGCAGGTGGGCAAGCCCAGTGAATCCAGTGGATGAACCTGACTGCACATACAGCGGGATGCCTACTGCCACCGATGGGAGGGACGCAGTTGGGATGGAGATTGTCGTAGTATCAGCATTAGAGCTAATAATCGTCGCTGTGAACGTTGTCTTCAGGGCAGACTCTAAGGTGACACCCTGACCACTCACTCTACGTGTGGACAATACGGAACCAGCAGTAACCTGAGGGGTAATCCTGCGGCCAACCTTGTTACGACGAACGTGAACCCAAGGGCCTACAACGTCACCGTTAAAGAAGAGACCGCCGCCAAGGTTAGAGTCGAACCCAACCTGAGGCGCTGTTGGTACCACGCTGGCACATGAAGATTCCGGAACGTAGTTAGGGACACCGTTAGGGAACAGTGGTACACCACCAGTGTACGCTTCGACAGCAATCAGTGCGATAGGAGTATCTGCTGACACCTCCACCGTGATGCTTGCGTTGCGTGCGTAGGTGTAGATACCATCCCATGCCGTCAGTCTCTTGTTTGGAATCATCATCATCTTGTAGCCATTACCAAAGTCAACAACACGCTCTGCGTATGACTTGTAAAGAGCCTCGTCGGCATTAGGCCCCTCTTGTGCGGCAGCAGTGATGAACTGGATAACCTTTCTGGTATCGAAGTTCCCAGTGAAGTCCTTATACCAGATGCAGGTCATAGACTTATCTGCTGGGTTCTGCAACGGTAGGAAGGCAGTACCAGAGTTAATCTGTAAGCCAAACGCATTGAACATCTCGCGGGCATACGGACGGTCTCGCCACGATTCCCAATCGGTTCCAGTTGTCAGGTACACGTTGTTGGTTGCGTACTTAAAGTCGAACCCTTGGTTACGAAACGCACCAACATCTCGTACAGGCTTGCCAATAACATACGGAGACTGCCCTTGAGGCGTGTCGAAGTGTTTAAAGCCAGCAGGGTAAGTAGCTGAGCCATCTTCGGACATAGTCGGGAAACACCCCTCCTCAAAGATAATCTGACCGTAATCCGCAAAGTTATCCTTGTACACAGACACAAGGTCCAGAGAGAGGCCTTGAAGGCGACTTGCTGAATCCACAAAGCCCCATGAGGAAATCATCATGAAAGCATAAGTCCACTCGGTGTACGTAGCGTCGAACTTAATGTTCTGGGTAGAACTGTAGACAGAGGCAACTCCTGCGTTGAAGTCCTTAGCTGCCGCAGGACCCATGTAACCAGCGCTCATGTGGAACGCAGTACCCGTAAGTACGGCGATGAACTCTGGAAGACTTCCGTCCGCGTTAGCCGGGTTTCTCCATGCGATGTTGTTGATGATTTCGGTGTTGTAGCACCCAGACCAGTCAACGCCATTGCGGAACACGCCACGACGTCCACTTTCGAATTTACACCCGTGATACGCCACGCGGTTGAAGTTACCGAAGCGGCGAGTAACTGGCGGAACGTTAGAGGTCATAAAGTCCATAACGTAAGGGTAGTCAAGTTCGTTATCATCAAAGTGACGACCTTTCGAAGTGCGGTACCAAGTCTCCCCAATCATTGCTCCCATAGCGACATGGACCCAGTTGAAGTTGCGCTGGTGCACACCGTTCAGGATTACGCCTTCAGGGTTCAGTAGGAGCGTACCAACGCCAGCAGAGCACTCGGAAGCCGGAGTCCGCAGGTCGTGGTCACCAATCCAGAAGCCGCCGTTGATTACCACATCCTTCAGGGAAACACTGCCCCAGAACGCTTGTTTACCAACAGCCTCCCACTTACGTTTAATCTGGTCGTATCCGTGCACCAGACCGTGAATCCACTTACCAGTAATTGCTCTGGTGTAAGACTTACCAGCAACAACGTGCACTCGTGCTCCCCACGCGTTGATTACCATGCCCGAGTCAATTCCACCAGACTCTTTACCGATACGGTAGCGGCCCGGAGATATCGTTAGGTTGATTCGATAATCGCCAATGTATCCACTCTCACTGTTGTTAGTTGATACTGGGAGGGGCATCAGTGAGGTGATACCAGAGATTACCTGACCTAGGCACACGAAGTCGTCTGTGGTCCTGTCGGTAGCTTGTGCGTAGGTTAATCTGCGGGCACCGTTCTGTGCCGCGTTTACAGCCCCAATGGTGATATCGATACGGTAGCGGCGACCTACCTTATCATACACCGAGGCCGTTAAAATGTCGTGTGTCCCAGCCTTTTGAGCATCTACCTCGTTGGTCCACACCCAACTACCCTCGCCACCATCATCGGCAGTGTAGAACCCACGGACCCTAACCACAGGGTGTCCAGAGTCATCATTCATCAGTGCTGTTGCAGATGGTAACCAGTAACCGACAGACGTGGCCCCCTCCGGCAAAATTCCAGGAATATGGGAGTCGGAATACATTTTTGCCTGACGGAGCATCTCGATGTCCCCATCGGCTCTCGCTTTGATTTCATCGAGGATTCTCTGGCTAAGGACTTGGTCCTTAGTGTCCACATACAGTTTCGTTGTGGCATCTTGTGGGGACGTTGGCGCACCTAGGTTAATAATCTTAGTACCCTTAGCGTCAAACTGTCCGAGGTCGTTAAGATTGAGGCTGTAATACTGACCGTCACGTGCTTCCTCTGCGATATGTGCCGACTGTATTTGAGATACGTTAAGGTCGGCTGCACGGAGAACCGAGCCATCACTGAAGTCTACTACACGCTCTGAAGCTGAGGTGAATCTGCGAATTTCCACACGGTCGAACCCGGTAGTTTCCACAAGGAGTTTCACTCTGGTCTTAGACACGTAGCGGTACTCAGTGATATTACTCAGCAGTCTGCGGTTGTCGCCAGCTACTAGTGACACTCTGACGAACTTGCGGGAAAGGTAGTCGAACGGGATGTCGAACTCAGTGGCCCCCACTGGGTACTGAATGACTGTTTTAATGTCTTGGTCCATCATGACCTCCTTAAGTTGAATGTGAAGGGGAAACCGCTTGGGTCTCCCTATAGTGCTACCTAATTAGTTGGGTTTAGGCTGCTGTTTGATGGTTACTCCGTTAGCCTCATAGATTTTCATGATGAGCTGTTGGGTCAGCGGGTCGTTAGGCACAAGCTCCTTGGTGGAGTTCATCAGGCCAGTCATGTAGTCTCGCTCAGTCGGCTTGTTGGGTGCTGTAGCAACACCGTAGGCGTTCTTAGCGGTAGCGATGACGTTCCCTACGTAACCCAGAGCTGGAATCTGAGACCCCAAGTTACCTGCAAGGTTGCTCGACTCGGCCCGACCTTTTGACGCCCCGTCTTTCTTCTGGAACTGTTCCTCCTTAGGTAAGATGGTGGAACGCAGCATGTTAGCGTCTTGGAACCCAGCGGCACCTGCCATCATCGAGACGATGGACAGCGGAGCACCAGTGTGGGAACTTCGAGTCAACGCTGCGTAGCCCAGCATGGCCGGGTTCAGAGCTTTCTTCAGGTAGTCCTTACGTTTAGACTCTTGGAGACCGTAAGCCTTCACGTGGGCCTGCATCGCAAAGTAAGTCCCGGCGATACCCAGAGACAACACGTGGGTCAACGCCATGTCGATTGCGCGGTTGTTCTTGTAGCCCTCGTAGAAGGACCGAATGAACTTGGCGTTGAGTGACTTGATGGTGAAGTTCTTGAACTGCATAGCCATCTTGACACCAGCACCGTACGCCTTGGAATCCTGCTGAGATACCTTGTGGGGCCGCAGCATGGCCTCGTCGGCAACCTTATCGGCAAGACGCCACAGGTCCATCGCTCTCGGGTCCTGACTGAAAGCCTTCTTGTCCTTGATGGTGAACTGGCCGTTAGCGTCACGAGTCGCATGGTCAACAAAGAGTTGCTTGATGCCCTTCCACTGCTCAGGACTGATAGAGGCAGCTTTTAGGAAGTTCTCTTTACCAAACTTGGAACCCTTACCACCGAGGGCAGCACCAGCCACATCCCCGAGCACACCCTGACGGGCAGTGTCCAGAATGTAGTTGGCCGTACCGTTCAGCATCTTGGTCCAAGGAGAACGGGCCGACAACTCCTGAGTACCGAACTTAATGGTACCAATGACTGACGCCATGGCCCCGCTGGTATCGGAAGCCTCACGGATTCGCTGCACGATGTCCTCACGCCCCGGACGGATTAACTGGTCGAGTTCCTTACCGAACAGTGCCCCATGGAGCTCACGGAGTTCACTACCGGACACCGGAGAGGTTCTGGTGGCGAGGTCCCGCAACGTCGGGATACCGTGTAACATTGCTTTGACGTTACCCTTAGCCAACATCCCAGCAATCTCTGTGAGGTTCTGCGGACCCATGTAGAAGTTCTTAGCGAAGAACGCTAGGTCATTCAGGGAGCGCATAGCAGTCTCAAAGGCTGTATCGTTGTTACGGCGAGCACGCCCAGTGAGAATCTTAACGGTGTCCTTCAGTGCTTCCACTTCACCCTTCAGCTGTCCCTTGCGCTCAGCCCGCTTGTCTAACGCCATGATTTCGTCCTTGAGCTGCTGCGTGGTCTTACCGCTACCGCCCATGATGGAGATATCACCGTTAACTCGACGGTCGTACGCTGGTATAATCCGTGCCATGTCGAAGTCCCTCAGGTCGTTTACACTGAAGGTTGACCCGTCCGGTAGGGTAACCGGGAGGTCACTGTCGAACATGTTACGGGCCTCAAGGAACGAGTTGTTCTCGATACCTACCAGCCCTGTGATGTTGTCATCAATGACGCTGGACGATGTGAAGTCCTCAGTGTGACTGATACCGTAGGCCTTGTCCATGGCGTGCTTCTGGACCACCTCAGGTGTCACTTGGTCAACCGACTTGTAGCCGTTGAGTTCCATCAGGTACTCATCGACACGCGCCTTGACCTCAGGCCGCACTCGGTAACTAGTAAGCCAGCTCTGAGCGATTGCCTGCTGGAGTCCCTCAGGTCCGCCCAGCTTCTGCGCCATCAGTTCCTTAGCACCCCTGTCGTACACGTTAGGCACGTAGGTACCCTTGTGCCGACTCCCGGGGAAGATGCTCACGGCAGTAGCGTTACCGAAAATACCCGGCTGTTCCATCAGTTCACGCTTGGTGTCGAAATGCTCTTTCAGCAGGTCCATCACCTCACGTTCACCTTTGGTCAAATCGGCCTGTAACTCTGGGCGCTCAATCGCCAAGGCTGCACGCTTGTAGACTTCCTGACGGATGGCTCTACGCGACATCTTCTGCTCGCCCACGGAGAACTCTGGGTCCTTCATGGCGCGGTCAACAGCGTCATACAGTTGGTTATACATCCGCTGGTCAGTCGCATGGAGCCGCCCATGTATGTCCGAAGCCGTCGCACCGAACTTACCGCTAGACCCTGATTGCATCCCTGTAGGAGAACGAACGAGGTCCTGAGCTATTGCACGGACGCCAGCATCCTTGGACCCTAATGTCTTCAGGCCAATCTCAGTGAATCCACCGAGTCTGATACCGGGAGCTGCACGCTCTGGGTCAATCTCTGCGAAGTCACGCTGGGTCCTTGGATTGAGCGGGTTGGTATCACTCAGGATGGAACCATTGGCAAGAACCACTGCGCCCTCTTCGGTTGGGTGGTTGGCGAACGGAACACCTCCGTGGCTCTGCTCGAACGAGAAGTTCTCTGGAGGCAGTGTCGAGGTGTCGTGACCACCAGTGTTGATGGCAGTCTCTCGGGCTTCCATACGGAGAGCTGGACCAGCGAACTCATTCACGGATTCAACACCACGTGCCTTACGGATACCAGCCGCCACAGCATCACTGAGGGACGACATACCAGCACCGAACAGTAACCCACCAAGTGCTGCATCAGCGTAGTGAGCTTCACCACCAGCTACTGACGTACGGATTCCCTCAGAGGCAACACTGAGTGCCCCAGCCTGTGCACCTACTCGCAGGGCCTTATTGACCACCTTTAATCCCTTCCCGGCCACACCGACCAGAGGCACATAACTGAGTGGGTCTACACCAGCACCAACGATACCAGCAGCGAGTTTCGCCCCAGTACCAGCCTCAGCGGCCCGTTGGTCAGCCTCAAAGTTATCCTTGGCCAGCTTGATGAGCGCATCCCAGTTCTCACCGTAACCACCAGTCACCACACCGTAGTAACTCGGAGGTAGCCCAGAGTCGCGCAGCTTCTGTAGGTCTTCCTTGGAGGGAACATAGGAGTTCCAGCGAGTCGGGGTCATCGTGTCCTTGAACACATCGTACCCATCGTCGGCTCGCGCAGCGCGGAAGGCCACACCTAATGTGGAGTTCTGAATCTGAGCATCGGCAGCATCCCCGAACCCGAAGAAGGTTGACCGAGCGTTATACTCGTCGAGAGTCGTCCCGGTCTTCTCCCAGAAGTCCTTAGCGTATGGTGTGTTGGGTGCTTCCTGCGCTACACCTTCAACGTCGAACCCATGGGACTCCGGCAGTTCGGTACCTACCTTGCCAGCCTTGGAGATGCCCTTGAAGGCATCCTCTGCGGGAATCCCTTTACCCTTTGGGGTGATACCACCGAACGCTTCAAGAGCGCCTGAGTGTGGACTCTGGGCCACGTCAATCAGCTTCCGCATATAGTTACGACCTTCCTCGGAGATAGACCCGAAGTCTCCCTTGTCGTATGCCTGAAGCTGCGGAGCACCTGCTGGGCCTTCCCCTTGGTTGTACGCTAGGGCAGCTTTCAGCTCATCCCCGTTGTACTTCTTAACGAGGCTGCTGAGTAACTTAGCCCCAGCATCAATAGCTAACTCTGGATTATATCGCCCATCATCATCACCATCTGTTACGTTAAGGCCCATGCTCTGGGCCGTCGCTTTGGTGAACTGCATGATTCCCTTCGGGCCAGTCTTAGAGACGGCCTTAGGGTTGAAGGATGATTCGTTGAAGGACAGTTTACGCAGTAGGTCATAACTAACACCGTGCGCATCTGCTGCCTTCTGGAACATACCGTCGTAGTCACTAGGTTTGGACTTGTCGTAGCTCATGTTGTCTCCTTATTGTTTACTCATCGCCACCTCCATAAATGAACTTAGGAGTGGCCCTACGTTTCGCACGGACACGCTCACCTGCTGCCTTACGAGCCTGAGTGGCTGCGGAGATAGGTGCACGCTTGGTTGCTTCCTTAAGTGCCTTCTCTTCGGCTTCCTTGGCCAGACGCTGCTGCTGTTCCTGATAGGTTCGAGTCAGTAGCTCCTTGTCGTAGCGGATGCGGACGGTCCCAGTGGTGTCCATCATGTAGATAGAATCACCCTGCTGGTACATCGTCAGCTGCTTGTTGGTAACCCAAGGGTTAGCCGCGATGATTCCCTTACGGGCTTCTTCTAGGATGTCTCGGCCCTGCTCCCAGCTCTTAGGGTCATCACTGACCTGTAGGGCGTTCTTAGGGATAATACCAATGGTATCACCGTCCATGTCATCACCTTTGAAGGTCACAGTGGATTCCTTAAGAAACTTGTCAACCTGCTGCATGGCACCATCACTGTTACCTGTGCGGTACTTGAAGCTGTCGTAAATCTTACGGGCCATACCATCCAGACTTGCTGGGATACGGGACAGCTCTGGGGACTCTGAGTTGTTCTTCAGGGACGCCCACGCTTTATCATCCTCGTACTGCATCTCTTTGGTGAGACTGCGGCGAGAACGGTCAGCGTCGATGAGAATCTGCGGGTCAATACCCTGCTTGTCCATCATGTCCATCGTCAGGAACAAGTCGGCCTTGTCTGGGTACAGTGCAGCGAAGAGGTCCGGGTCGGTGTTACGCATGGTGCGCAGCTTGTTCAACGCTGTGGTGTCCTCTGGTAACTTACCGTTAATCACAGCGGCAGACCACTCAGACCCTGCATCGGTCACCATCTGGCCCACAACGGTACGGAAGGCTCCACCCTCTGAGTCTGCCCGTAGGTAGCTCAGCTTCATGCGGTCCTTCTGTTGCTCCGTGAGCTGCATCTGGTCAATCTCAGCCAGCTTACCGTTAGCGTAGTTCACCATGTCACTGTGAGTGAACTCTCCGGTATTCTCGTTGGTCGGCATGTCCTTGTAGCTGGTGGACACGTACTGCCCGTTGATGCGTTTGGTGAACTGCTGGTCGATGACCTGATTCTTGTTAATGGTCTTTTGACGCTTGTCCATCTCCTTGGCTGCCGCTTGGGCCTCCTGACGGAAACGGGCCTGCATCTGTTCCTCAGCTTGAATCAGGCGCTCACGCTCGGGTGTCATCTGTTCACCGGGTTGCAGACGGTCCAGTTCTGCCTTGGCACCCTGAAGCATCTCCCAGCCCTTGCTGGTGTCGTCTTGGTTCAACGCGCTGGTAATCCCAAGGCGGAAACCTTCGGACAACTTAGCGTCATTGTCGAACTGGGTTGACTGGGCCTTGACCATCAGGGCGTTCCACTGCTCCTCTCCCATAAGTTCCTTATAGGTCGTGGTCTTCCCGTTAAGGGTGACTGGACGGCCCTCAAGGCTCTGCAAGAAGTTGGTAGCACCCGGACGCTGGATGACGTCGTTGAGTGACCCGATGATGACCTGCTGGGCTTGAGCATCGCTAGGGATACTCCCGGTCTTAATCGCGTTGTCGATGTAGCGCTGGAAGAACTCACCTGACTCCGGTCGAGCCAGAACGGCAGGGTCTTTGAGTACACCGGACAGCTCCACCTTCGAGGCCAGTATGGCACCCTTCTGGGCTTGCTCGCTCAGGAACGTATCGTGCTTACCGTACAGCGAGATGTTGCGCTCGGTGATGTTCGCGTTGAACCCTCTCTGGAACTCAGCGTCCTCAGGGTTAACCATGAACTGCTCAGCAAACTCGTTGGCACCTTCGGTCAACCGCTTGTGTCTGTACTCTTCCATCTCGGTACGAGTGCGGAACTCACCGTTCTGAACCTTCTGTGCCACTTCGTCGTCTATGAGGAACGCAGCGTTACGGCCAGTCTTGAACCGCAGGGCCTCCATAGCGTACGGGTCGTCCTGATACAGCAGGGTCCCGTTCTTGATTGCCTCTCGGCGCTGCTCTGGGGTCAACTTACGGATAATCTCATCGGACCGCTCGTCAGCCTTGTCTCGCTGGCGCTTGTCGTATGCGTCCGCTGCTTCGCCCATAGCTGTCCCAAACTTCGCCAAGGACTGCACTAGATTGGACTGCCTGACACCTTCCTGTTGAATGGTTACTGGACGATACTGCATGGACGCTGAGCCACCTCGGATGCGGGTAGACCCGGCCTGCGGTAGTTGGCCCAACGCTTGTTCTAATTTACTAGCCATTACTTACCTCCTACCTTAGTACCTTTGGCCTGACTGATTGGGGCCTTGGTGGACTTGCTGTCGAACGCACCGGAGGCGTATGCGGATGCTGCCTGTGAACCCATCAGTGCCAGCGGGTCGAGTACCTGCTCCAGCTTGGACTTACCTTTACCTTCAGCCTTCTGCATGGATTTAACTTGGTCAATAGTGGACTCAGAGTTACCCAGCTGCTGGGCGAACAGTGACGCATAATCTCGGCGGTAGTTATCGGTCACGGCGTTAGCCTCACGGATGAACTTACCTTCCTCTATCCGGCCAATGCGGTCCATGCTGGCTCCCTCAAGGTTCCCCTCTCCGATTGCTGCACGGATGGTACCCATAGCTTTAACCTTATCGAGATTCTTTGCGGTCAGGTCCGCACTGGCTTCTTCCAGCTTCTGCTTCTGCTCAAGGCTGGCGTTAGCGTTCTGAATGTTTGACTCTTTAATCATTTGGGCGGACTGTCTGCGCATTTGGTCATTCTGTAGGCCCGTGGCTTGTGCAGCATTACGGGAGCTGCTCACAGACTGTACCGCCATCATGGCGATTGGAATAGCTGCTACCCAGCACATAATTACCTCCTTATGGTGAACAGTTGGAACTTCCCATCCTGAGTGTACTCCTCGTGGAATACAGCACCGATGGACTTAAGGAACCGCTTGTGGGGACCATTACCGACCCACACGAAGTTCCACAGGGATGGATAAACATTTAATAACATGTCCCTGTACTCCATGATTCTCTCACGGAACTCCAGCTTATCAGCCCTGTCGAGTCTCCACACTTGGTCACTCGTGACGAACCAGCACTGGTCTCCGCAATGTCCACCTATAGCCAAAGGAAAACCATCGTGGTCTAACGTGACACACTCAGTAACCGCTGGGAACGATGGTTCTATACCCATGGCCTGCGCCTCAAGTACGTCATGGTAGGCCGGGATGAATAACTCGAAGTCATTACTTACAGTGTTTCTTATGTACATGCTTTAAGTCCCCTCTTAGTGTGGTCTCCCTATAGTGCTACCTAATTGAGCAACACCACAGGGAGACGTTCAGTTAAATACCGTTAGCGCGTCTCATATAGTTACCCTCCCAGCCGCACCCAATGATTGACACTGGGGAAGAGTTGAAGGAACTCAAGGACACCTTCTGATACAGTGCGTTACCTGTCACTGGGAAACGATACTGACCAGTGGTCGTGGCCTTCTGGCCCAGACGTAGACCAGTAGAACCAACTCGGGCGTTGACCAGATAGTTGAACTCCCTGCTACCGTTATCTACGCTCACAGTGAACGCACCAGTGTCCTGATAGTTCACCCACGCTCTACGCAGCTGTAGGCGACCAGAGTCCTCAGTGGACGTTGTGCCGGCGTTCTGCTCCTGCTTGATGAGGAACCGACTGAACACATACTGGAAGTCGTACAGGAACCCGATGACGATATCATTACCTGAGATGTCACCGCTAATGCGGATGTCCGGGGTTGAATCCCAAGAGGAACCCGTAGGCTCGTACTCGGTGATTTTACCGTCACTCTCGCAGATTGCCACGGTACCCTTAGAGAACGACGCACTGTAGATGTCCTTGACGTTCACTACCGTCTGGTTCGTCTCAATGTCATACGCAGTCTCTGAGATGTGGTATGACCGCTTGGCGTCCACGTGGAATCGGTAAGGCTCGAACGGAAAGTCCGTAGAGTTCTTCTTAAAGTCAACCGCAGCTATCCACACGTTGTAGGCGTTACGCATCAACATGTACATCGTCGAGTTGATACAGTTTGCGGCCATAACCTCAGTATCATCACCGAAGTCCCAATGCGACCATGACTGCTGCCGGATGTTCTCATCCATGTAGAGGAACTTGTAGATGAACACCTTGCTGGGAGCACCCTTGGTCAGTACACACGCGAAGTTCTCCGTACCAGACCCATTGATGCTATATACACCGTTCGGGATGTAGTTCGGTACGTGAGCCGTCATGTCCTCTGCGTTCTTCACAGAGCTTACATCCTGTACCGCGTAGTAGCGCATAATTGACGTAAAGGAGCTGCGAGGAGACGCATAGTAGATGTTCCTGCCGATGCCATAAGGGCGGGCACGGTCTGACACGTCGAATTGAGTGGTCAGGTCCAGCTGTGCGGTCTTAGCGGATAACACACCGTTGGCAGACAGGACGAACTGTGCCTCATCAGACCACAGTAGAAGCTCCTCAGCGAAGCTCACAGCGTACTTCAGGACAGACACTCGGTTATGACTTACAGCAACATCCAGCGGGTCATCGTCCGTGTAGTTGGCCACTGACGGCGGGTAGAACTCGAAGTATTTGCTGGTACGAGACATCACAATGTTCTCCCCAGAGATGAACCCTAATCGGTTCCTGAAGAAGAACACGTCAGTTATCGTTGAGTTCACAAATGAAGGTTGAGGGTTGGTATCCTCGTCACCAGCACGTCGGTCCTTCCAATCATGATACCCGAGGTCGAAGTTACCGTCTGCTGCGCGAACCAGTGTCCAAGGCATAGTGGTGTAATCCAGCCCTATCGAGATGTTCCATCCAACAGTTTCCTTCCAGACCTTCTGACTCTTGTCATACTTAACGTAATACTGGTCGGCGGTCTTGGATGTGTCCCCGACAATCTTCACCATGTACCCATCTGGTGCGTTCAGAGGTAACTTAGAGAAGCTCTGGACGTAGTGAGTAACCGGATTGATTAACTGGTCAGCGTATCCATCCTTAGTCTCCAGTATGTCAATGGTGGTACCTGCTGGAGTGATGCAGTGGATGAACCCTGTTCCGACATTGAACGTCCACGTAGGGTGCGCTGCGCGTAGAAGAACCGCGATGGCCTCAGCGATGGCCTGTGCGTCCACCTTCGGCGGGTCATCCTTAGCGTTGTCGCCCGGAGGGAGCTGGTGACTGACCCACACGCCGTTAATGTTTACTTCGAGCTTACGTCCATACTGACCACCGCGAACGTTAATGAGGGCATCCACGTTATCTCTGAAGGTACCACCGTTGGTCAAGTTCTGACTTTCTCGGACCTGTCTGGTACGGTTCACAATGAACGTGTAGTCGGCCACGGTGACCATCCGCAAGTTATCCTTAGGATTGTTGACGGTCACATAAGAGCGGTCGCCACGGACCTGATACTCATAGCCGGATAGGTCGAATACCCGAACGTCATTCCCTGTGAACACAGCGTAATACTGCTCGTATTCATCGCGGTTGATTAGGTGGATGTATGGGTCTTCCCCAAGATACCCACGGCCTCCTAAGGACTTGATGAACACCATGGGTGGTCGCTTCTGGAGACCCTCAGTCTCGGAGGACCAACCGTTGACCTGAAGTGTACCCTGCTCTGGGTACCGTAGGATTTCAGGCTGTTGGCTAATGCCTCCCTTAAGATTTTTGATTGACTGTGATACGAGAGCCATTTGGTCCTCCTTAAGTTTCTGATTAACGACCGATGAGACCCTGCACGTATGCGTCACCGTCAAGCATGTTGTACTGCCCGAAGTCCATCTCGTACTCGTTGCACGCCATACGCGCTTCCATCTCTTCCTGTGCCAGCGAGTTCTCTACGTCCTCAGCTCCGAAGAACCGAGAGTTGAACTGGCGGCTGGCCTTGGTGACAATCCACTGGCGGAAACACTCAGGCATCTCGTCGTAATCCTGAAGGGTAATCAGGGTCACGGTGATTGGTCCTGAGAAGGTGTCTGTCCCTGTGGACTTATCGTACACCCAGCCACCACGGTTAATGTACTGGCCACCAAGGATGGACAGGTAGGCAGGGCGGAATGGGATGAGCCCAGTGCTGACATCAGGGGTCAGTGTGGCCGATTCGTTGATATTGAAGGCCCAGCCTTTAGACTGAATCTGGCGGTTAATCCTGTTGAGGATACGTCGAGCGTTCGCTACGTCTGCGCTACCATCTTCGTCAAGGGTTGTAACCGGGGATTCACCGATGGCTGCGAGCATCTCGTTTATAGCATCCAGCTCAGCGGCAGACCCAAAGTAAGCATCTTGCATGTTCATATTGTAAGCTCCTAACGAAAAAACCCCTCAGAGACCATGAGTGGTCCCCAAGGGGTTTGGCTTAGTTTTAATTAGTCACGATCAGCTTAAAGGACTTCCTTTCAGAGCCGTCGAAGCTGACAGTCACTAGAGTTTCGCCCACAGCGATTCCTTTGAAGTACAGCGTGTTGGTCCGTCGAGTGTGGCTGGCAATCCCAGAAGTACCATAAGTTACCTCAAGTGTTGACCAGTCCGTTACTCCCTCCAGCCCATCAAGTGGCACCTTAAGTGAATCACCAGCAATGGCCACGGTCTGTACCTCATACTCAGACGGAGTTACCGTCCGAGAACTAAAGGTATTTACGCTTGGGCCGCTGTGAAAACCAGCGCACCAGCAGATTCTGGACGCAGGCCGCCGTGACCCATCGCGTACTTAGCGATAATCTGGTCAGCCTGATACTCAGCGCGGCGAGCACGTTCCAGAGCGAGGTCTTTCAGCTTGACGGTACCAACAGCGGAACGGTGCTGGAACAGGCCCACAACGTTCTCCTTGTTGACTTTACCACCAGTTGCCGGGAAGGCGTGCTTCTGGTTGGTCGCTTCTGCGCCTTCGTCTGGGCGGTCATCACCAGCACCACCAGAGGTCAGGTGCGGAACCTCGACGACTTCGAAGCCCATCACGTTACGGATAGAACCACGCTCAGGGTCGATCAGAGCCGCATAGTTCGCAGCGTTAGGCATCAGAGCAGCCAGAATCGCAGAGTACACGTCTGGAGTGGTGTAGAACGTACGGTCGTTAGCCGGGACGTAGTTCTTGGTCAGAGCCGCACGAGCAATGGTCAGCTGCGCGATAACCGCTTGACCCAGCTTGACAGGGTCGGTCAGGTCAGCCTTAGCGCCAACTTCCAGCAGGGACGGTTTGCCCAGACCAGCGATGTTCTCGTTGACGGAATCAGCGAGGTTAACCAGACCAGCCAGCTCAGCTAGTACCGCACCATCGGCTGCCATAGCCAGAGATTCACCAATCTGAGAGGTGTACTCGGAGCGCACGTCATAGTGGTTCATCGCGTCTTCGATGTCGTAAATCAGCACGTCAGCGGTCAGCAGGCCATCAATGTTAATGGTCTTTTCTGTGTGCTTGATGTCTTTACGTTTGTCATCCAGAGACTCGCCCGGTTGCAGGTAAGCAGCCTTGGTGCGACCAATCACAGGGAACTGTGCGGACTTACCGGAGCTGATTTGACGCTGCATGTGACGATTGGTGGTCACAGAGGTACGAGCGAATGCGGTCAGGACTTCGCCGCCGAATACTTTCAGGAATAGCGCCAGCTTGTCTGCTGCGGATTGACCTTTACCTTGGTTAGTACCGAGCTGCTGTCCACCTTGCATGTTAGCCATGTTGAATCTCCTTATGTTGTTTATACGAAATGTTTGAGGTACTACTTGAAACGAGGTGATACTCATTGTGTAACTCGAAGGGAGAAGTCCCAACCTTACAGCGGCGCTGGGGTCTCCCTATAGTGCTACCTAATTAAAACTTAGAGTCGATAACCTTCTGTTCCACTTCACGACGGTACTTGGAGTCGGTGCGGTAACGTGGGTCTGACATAGCTTTAATCATCTCAGCCTGAGACTCGAAGCCTTCAGCTTTACGGGCCACAGGTTTCGCTGGGGTAGCACGCTTGGCAATAGAGCGTTCAGCTTTCTTACCAAAGGTTTTATCACGAGACTGTCCCGCTAGGTTCAGAATCGTCTTCATGGTGGCTACGTCACGGGATTCAAAAGCCTTGATAAGTGCCTCAGCACCTTCAGGGTTATTGGTCTTCATGTGACCGTAGACCTGCTGGAAGCGCTCGCGGCCACCCACGAAGTCCATCACTTTCTCGACGTACTGGTTGACCAGAGCTTCCTGACCACGAATGTACGCATCAACGAACGCCTTACTGTAGCCAGCCTCGGCCAACTCTCGGTAAGACTCCTCGGACAAACTGTCTTCGTTCTGGTACTCCTGCTGAATGCGGGTCACAGCATCCTGTGAGAGACCACGTTCGATTGCAGTAGCAACCATGTCGTTAAAGCCAGCTTCGTGTTCTTCCAGCTGTTGAGACGCCTCGTTGATATCAGCCGGAGTTTCACCGATAGGTTTGAACTCTTCGTCTTCACCCTCTGTGGTTACTTCCTCCGACTGACTCTCTTCGTCGCCCTGCTGTTCTTCACTGTCAGGCTCATCGCCTTCAGTATCATCCGAACCGTCAGCCGAGATGCGTACCTGCATACGACCTTCGTCTTGCTCACCGAACGGGTCCACATCGGAACCATACGGGTCATCACTGTTTGTGTTAAGCTCGATTGCATCATCGCCATCACGGGCAGCAACATCAAGAGCCAACATGTTTTCTTGGTGCTCCTCCGGTGTACTACCAGTCAGTACAGCACTGTTGACACCGAAGGATGCGTATACGTCTGCGTTAGATTCGCCAGCCATTTCAATCTCCTTAAAGTTAAGACTAAGAGGGAAACCAATCGGTCTCCCTATAGTGCTACCTAATTACATGCCCGGTTGCATACCGACTGAATCAGCCGCTGCGGCCATCGCTTCAGGACTTGCAGTAGCCTGAGCGGCCATCCCTTGACCCAACGCAGCGGCCCCTTGCTGTGTAGCAATCTGAGCACCTTGCTGTGCCATAAGGGCGTTCTTCTCTTCCTGAGTGAGCAGCATACCAGCTGTGTCGAGTCCGATAGCGTTAGCAATTCGCAACTTGAGGTTAGCCAAGTTGAGGTCGTCATCACCTTCGAGAGCCTTAAGGGCAGACCATGCGTTAATGCACCGCTCCAGCTTGTCAAGGTCCTGACCACGTCCGATAGCCTCAAGGCCAGTGCTGATAGTTGGCTCGACGGCCTCTTTAGGTAACTCCGGTATCTGCTGCGTGGCTTGTAGTTGCTTCAAAAGCACTCTTACCAGAGGCAGCTGGAGTTCCTGCGAGAGAATCGAGTAGACACCGCCAAGGGTATCTTCCAGCTCTGACGCCACGTACCGAATCTCTTCGGCTGTGACTCGCTCGCCTGTACGTTGTACCGCACTGTTGAGCATAAAGGCATACGAGAGTCGAGCCTCAATGGTGTCGCTTACGTTCTTCGCTACGGTAAAGTCACCGGACTTCTCCAGTTGGAGGAACTCGATGTCCTGCTTACGGCCCGGTACGAACGCACCAGACTGTGCTGCCGTGAGTCGGCGGACCTGAGTGATACCTGCTGGGTCTACCAGACCGATAACCTTGGCGGTAATCATGGCCATCTTCACGATAGACTCTTGGAGGTTCTCTAGGGACTTGAGGTCTCCCAGATACTCTTCCACGTAGGAACGCCCGTAGGATTCACCGTCGATGCGGACCATACGGACCGGAATGTATGGACACTCTTCGAGAGGGTACTCAGCTTCGCTGCCCGGTACTACCTCTTCGGCAACCTCTTCGTACTTCGAGTAACCATCCCCGGCTTCGTTCAGATACACGTGGGTGTAGATGTCAATCTCAGCGTCTTCCTTCTGCTCACCTTGGGCTGCTTCCACTTGGCTGCGGACATCCTCAGGGAGAGCGTTAAACGCAATCTTGTCTAGGGTGACAATCTGGAGTACGTTACCGAAAGCGTCTCGCTGTACCACATACGAGTTCAGTCGATAGAGCTTCATCGGGGTATAACCCTCAGGCTCCGGTAAGTACAGCAGCGCGTTACCAGCCACACACAGTTGCTTCAAGCACTCAAAGAGAGTCACTCGGTAACTGTTGGACTCGATGTAGTTCATGATGATACGCTCTACCATTGAGAGTCCCTCATCGACCTTAGCGAGACCCTCAGCGTCACCAAGAAGGTTCTTCGCTTCGTATTCACTAATGGTCAACTTCATCCATGACTGCATCGGGAACAGTGCCAGCATCAGCTTGGACGCTAGGTTGTTCAGACCGCGAGCACCCACTGATTGCCACGGAGTCGTGTAATCGGTTGATGCGTTATCGGAATCCTTAGGGAACAGCGAGGGAATCGTGTACTGCGCACAGGACTCTGCTCGTGTCTCGTAAGGCTGTCTGTCGTTCTTCAGACGGTCATATACCGCCTTGGCTCCCTCCTCTGCGAAGCCTTCGAGTTTAACTTCTGCCACGGGTCACCTCCTTACAGGTTAATCCCACCGCCTGAGCTGCGGGAAACTGAGAGGGACTTCTTACCGGAGGCACGAGTTTTCTTCTTACCGGACTCAGTGTCTGCCGAAGACTCAACGTCCTCCACGACCTCTTTCGGTGCTTCCTGAGGTGCGGCCACAGGTGTCTCAGCTGCGGTCTGCACGTTAGGTGCATCTGCTGCCAGACCAACGGCCTTGAGTGGTGCCTTGACTACCTTGGAGATAGCCTTCTTGATTTTCTTGAACAGTCCCATGTTAGCCTCCTAAAGCTGACTTACGGATTTTACTGACGGACCCTGTAGGCTCGGTCGTCTTGGCCACCTTGAGTGACTTACGCCCTGACACCTCAGGAGTGGTGCTGTTTGAATCCTCTTCACCACCATACTGGATACCCTTAGGTTCCTCCGTCAGTGGCGCTGGCTCAGGGACAGTCGTTGTGTCAACCTTAGGTGCTTTCATCTTAGGTGAGAAACACATAATCAATCTCCTTCTTTGAGTGCACGCTGACGGCCCTCCATCTCATCAAGGACACGCGAAGCCATGTGGTGGCCGTACAGTACCCCGGAGATGAACTCCTCGCTATGGCCAGCCTCACGCAGCTTACGGACCTCTGACTGATACAGGAAGTCAGCATTGTAGCGAGACTGTAGGTACTCCTTGACAGCTCGCGGTACGTCAGGAAGGTCATTAGGATTGTTAAGGATGTGCTCTATAGGTTTTAACATTTGAGTCTCCTCTTTAAGTAATCTTTAAGTAATAATCATAATGGGCACTTCCCTATAGTGCTACCTAATTAGTGCCCATGAGTTTATCACTCTGCTTTGTGCTCGACTATCTGCTTGATAATCAAGGCCAACATCCAGAGACCACGAGCTACTAAGCCCATGGTCAGGACGATGAGAATCAGCTGCCCGGTTGCCATAGAGTAATCTCCCCAGTCTCGATGTTGTACTCATCAGAACGGAGGATGCGAGCCATCTGGCCCTGCTTGATTACTTCCGCTTCGGTCATCCCTGCTTTGGCACCAATGGACTTAATGCAGTCCCAGAGAGTCTCTCCCGGCTCAGGAGCGCGTTTCACCCACTTGGTTACCTCTTGGCCCTTGTTCTTACCGGACTTCAGCACGGACGTTACAGGCTCCACAATGAAGGGTTCCTTGAGGAAGTCCTCAGCGGTATCGCCCCATCCGGGAATCCCACCGTAACCATCGGTGAAGTCACCCTTGATAGTCTGGAAGAGATGCCAGTAGTCTGCTGTCTCCTGAGTCTGCACGAGGATATTACCAGTCGTACACCACAGGAAGTCACAATCCGGGATGGTCTTAAAGTCCTTGTCACAGGAGACCAGCACGGCCTTCTCGTAGTTGTACACGAGAGGGTTAGACCCAATGATACCCATCACGTCATCGCCTTCAAGCTGAGGCTCAAGGACGCACGTGTAGGTCTCGAAGACGTACTCAAGGAACTCGAAGTAACCGACAGGCTTCTTAGTGACAGCTCGGTTCTCTTTGTACGTTGGGTCCACCAGCAGCTTACGCCAGTTGACGCGGTCGGTGAACGCTAGGACAACGTCAGCATTCTTCCACGCCTTCTTGCGGCCCTTGTAGGACTCGATGGAGTTTTCCAGAATCTCTCGGGCCTTAGCGTGGTCACCTCCTCCCATGAGGCATCGAACCTCCCATGAGGCATCGAACTCAGCGGCGCTCATAGCTTGGAACACCAACCAATCACCATCCATCACAAGGACACCCTTGGCAATCTTCTGGGTTGCCTGGTAGTCACTGAAGGATAACAATGTGTGCTTACTCATTCTTTAACTCCTTGAACTTAAAGCCCATCTCTGGGTCGTGAAGGTCTTTGTGGGTGACGTGGGACTGTCGCAGCATGTAGCCATCCTTATAAAACCAAACGATACCACCAGTTGTTTCCCAGTGTGATTTAGGTTCCAACGGGTGCACAAACACCATTCGCTTTCTCACAGGCAACCTCCGTGTTTCTTAAGGAATCTCACTCCGGCACTGGTAATTTCCCAAGCACCACCATTACGACCACTCATGGTCAGACACGAAATGTGACCACGGCTCGCAGCCTCAGCGACTAACGCAGCGTTGTTCCGTACGTAGTTCGATTGGAAGGACTTTGGGCAGCCCTTGAGGGCCGCCAGAACTTTGAGGTACTCGCTCACTTGGTTACCCTCACGATTGCCGGAGAGAAGCGCATACGTTTCTTCTCGTTAAACGAAAGGTCGTCATGTGCCTCTTTGACCATTGAGCGCAGACCGTGTCGGATACAATATGCAGCCGCTGCGTCAGGGCCACCACTGAGCGCTGCCTCAAGGAAGCCCAGTTTGAAGTTGTCCACCTTCTCGCCATTGGCAACCATCCGTGCAACACGCAGAACGGTCTCTCCGAGGTTCTTCTCGGACTCACTATCAATAACGCTGGTCACCTCGAAAGTAACCTTGAAACGCTTGGTAATAGCCATGATAAATCTCCTGTATTATTAGTGACATACGGCCCAGTTCGGACCCATCTTACCTTCTGTATCCAGACGGCAACGGAACTTAAAGTGTTCCCCAACGTTGCGCATAGCTTGTTGCGCAGTGTCAATCACCTGCTGTGCAATCTCTGGGGTCCGGCACGCTACTTGGATTTCGTCATGTACCCATGCCATGTACGCAAAGTCACCACCCCAGCCATGCTTTAAGCCAGCTGACAGAAGTAACTCTTCAGTCTCGACAATCCACAGCTTACAAATGAGCGCACCCGCTGACTGAAGCAACGTGTTGAGCGCGGCATGTGGTGACCGTACGTGTACCTTTCTTCCATCCAGTCCCTTAATCCAGCGTCGTTTCCATTTGACCTTCTGCTCTCCGGCAACCCATCGGGATGACTCGACGAGGGTCTGCTGGATTCCTTCTCGCAACGCTGCGATTGCTGGGGTGTTCTCAAGGAATTTCTTCTTGAGTTCCTTTCCGCGTTCCTTACCTGCTCCCACAATCTGTCCAATCTTTTCGTCTCCAGCACCATAGAGGAAACCGTAGATGAATGTCTTGGCGTTATCACGTGTTGGCAACTCAGCCGCCGTTTGGTTGACTGTGTGGATATCACCGTTGAGAATAACATCCGAATATGCCCCTCCGTCGTACTTAGACATGAAGTGTGCCAGACAACGAAGTTCGAGTCCACTGGCGTCAATGCCCGCTTGAACCCAAGGCTTTCCGGTAAGTCCGTCCAAGTGATGCTCTGCGCCGAACGCTGCTCGACAAGGTTCACCATACGGCGAACGAACGCCCGGAACTTGGCCAAGGTTAGGAAAACTGTGTGTTGCTCGGCCAGTAACGGCCCCATTGGGATTAACGGACCCATGAATTTTACCATCCTCTTGAACGTAACGTAGCCACGCCTTGTCACCCTCAGCCGCCTGACCGATACGCTTCTGTATCATCAAGTATTCTTTGATGAGGTCGATACAGCGCTGCTTCTCAGGGTCATCCACACGCACATGCTCAAGGACCTCGTCGTCTACCTTAGGTGCACCCTTATCAGTGAACTCTGTAGGTACCCATCCGGCTTCCTTCAACTTGAGCGCAATGTGGTCTCGGCTACTTGGGTTGAACACAACATGCTCTACTGGTGTGTACGGAGCGCCCTCTACGTAATCCCGCGTGTCCAGCTCACAAGGTTCACGACCCTCTCGTTGAGCTTTGTTCTTGGGTTTCTTGTAGATACCACCCTGTTTCGGATACTTCACTCGCGGGTATTTACCCAGAGGCTTCCCGGTGCGCGGGTGGAGGAATAACTCGGTGCCGCCCTTAGGTTGGTACCAAGTTCCGAAAGTGTCGGTAAGTGTCTGAAGGAGTTCAGAACGACGACCAGCGAGTTCAACGTAGAGTTCCTCGATGGCCTTGGTGTTGAACGGGAATCCGTTGCGCTCCTGCTTAGCGAGTAACCAAGCGGCTCGGTGTTCCAGCCAGACGGCCTCACACGAGTTGTCCCAGAACGACACGGCATCGTGTGCCCACCAGTGGATATCACCATCCGGGAAGTAGTGCTTGTCGCTCAGCAGTTTCTCTAAGAGCACCTTAGTCACCACAACGTCCTGAACGTTATAGGCCATCATCGGCTCGTTGAAGCTAATCCACTCAGCACCGTCCACATAGTCCTCTCCCTGTTCCTCAAGGAGCTTCTTGAAGTCGTCCTTGTACTCACCCTTCATCTCACCTAAGCGGTAACCCCACGCCTCCAGAGCGTGAGACCCGAAGCGCTTACCGGGTAACTTACCGGAACGCAGCAGGGCCATATCTGAGTCCTTAATGTTCGCAAAAAGCAAACGACTAAGTACCAACGTGTCCACTACGTTCTCACGCGGCAGGTGGAACTCTCGGTTTAACTGGAGCTTGGCCAGCTTGGTCAACACTGGGGCATCGTACTTGTGACCGTTGTGGAATACGATGAGACCACCACGAGCCACCTCAGCTTCTAACGCATCGAGATACGCTGAGAAGTCCCAAGGTCGATACGATACGTACTCGTCCGTGCTGTAGTCATAGATGACCCCACAGTGGAACTGAGTGACTTTCTCTAAGAGGTTGTTAGCCTCGATATCGGTTACTAACATAGTGGTCTCCTGTTACTTAACGACGCCCGATGAAATACTCACGCGGACGCACGGTTAACTTACTCTTTTCGACGGCAAAGCTACCGTTAGCTACGTCAGCACCCAGCCCGGTAATAGCACGAACTTGAGACACCTGAGCATACTTGTCGCCGACACTGCGGATGTATACTGTACCGCCAATGGTCCCATCCTCCCAAGTCGCAAAGTCGCCAGCCTTCAGGGGAGCCTTATAGTCGCTCCACTTTAGCGCAGGCTTCTGCCAGCCCTTGTGAGGGTCGTGTGTCCACCCTAAGTTATACAAGATGTTAACAGCAGCAACCTGTCTGGACTCATGAACCTTAACAGCTTCCAGCTCTTTGGTTAGCTTCTCGATGTCTGCACGGATTTCTTCAGGTTTACGCATGGTTATGTCCTCTCAATATGTTGTGTGTGATAATCATAAAGGCCACTACATATAGTAATGACCTTGAGTTTATCACTTAGCTTCTGACGCTTCTGCCAGTCGGGTTGCCGTTGAGCCTACCTCTTTACTCAGGATAACCTCACGGACCTTGTCCTCACCAACAGCTACAGTAGCGGCTACGGCCACGGATGCCAGCAGTCGAGCTGCCTGAACATCGTCGAGGGTAACGCGCTGAGTGTGCGCACGGTTATCGCTCTTTGCCTTCCAGCGGTAGACCAGAGTTACCTTGTCGTTGCGGACGTTGATGTGAACCTTACGGCCCCACTGGTCAGCGGTGTCGGACAGCTGAATGGTATTACCGGGGAATTTAGCTTTGGTAGTCATTAGAAGAACTCCTTAAGTTTCTGAGCTTTAGCGGCAACCTTAGCTGCCTCTGCGGTTGCGTCCAGAGACGCTTGACGTGCCTTGTCGGCGGCTTTAGCCAGCTTAGCGGCAGCCTCTGCTTCCACCTTGGACGCTTTGTCCAGTGCCTTGGCTTCACGGATGTACAGTGCGATGACCAGACGGCCTAAAGTTTCGATGAGTTTAAACATGATGAATCTCCTTTAAGTGGTTTCGGGATGTGTTCCCAATAGTGTGGGTTAATTAGAACGATAGGCACCGTGGGCGTATGCGCTCTCTATATCAAAGTCAGACTGAGTGAACGACCCGTAGTCATCAATAGTCCTCTTCGTGGCCTTCCCAGCCAGTATCTCCCTCTCCTTCTCCGCCAGTGTAGCTAGACGGTTCAAGGAGTCCGGTCTTTTCGTTGTACTCCATGTACCCCGCAATGCCAACGCCAACACCATTAAAGCGACACTTGAGAATACGAAGGAGGACAAGATTAGGCATGTCCCCTTGCTGATTACGCTCAAGGGCAATGATAGTATCAGAGAGTTGGCGCAGAGACCCAGACCCACGCAGGTCAGTAATGGAAACAGCACGTCCTTCTTCATGAGCTTTACCTTTCTCCGGGTTCTTCAGGTGGCAAATTACAATGAGTACCACTCCGGTTGACTTAGCGAACCCTTTCAGCTTAGTCATGAGTCGGTCAATCATCTTGCGCTCATCAGATTCCTCCGAGGCAGACACAACGATTGATATGTGGTCCAGAATGATTACGTCACAGTTCAACCCTGTGCGCATGTAGTGCAGCTTGGCCAGCAGGCGGTCCACCTCAGCTTCCGCAAAGGAATCGTATAGATGGAACTGGTCGGTGCCATATAGTTCATCGAACCATTTGTCGTACGTGCCATCCTCAATGAGTTTCTGCTTGAACTCCCGAGGTTGCTGCCGTAATCGGATGCCGTTGGCAATCCCTAGGACATCCTCCATCGTCTCCTCTACGGACTCCTCAAGCATCGCCATACCAACCCTTAGCCCCTGCCCTCTAGCGAACCCTAGGGCCTGCTGGCGAACGAACGTAGACTTACCCATTCCTGACCCAGAAGTGACCATGATGACTTCGCCGCCACGTGCACCCAAGGTTCGGTCATTCAGTCCCGGACATCCTGAGAACAAGTATCCAACGCTCTGTTCGCTAGTCATAGCCTCACGTACACGGTCCTTCATGGACATCGCACCGATGACACCATCAGGTACCCAAGGGGCCGCGTTCCATATCTGGTCGAGGACCTCCTTGCCCTTACCTTTGAGTAAACACTCGTTGGCATCCTTCTCGGTCAGCACCGCTACGTGTACCTTACCGGGAGGGAGAACCTGAGCGGCTTCCTCAACAGCTGCCCGACCGGGGCCATCCATGTCGAACATCAGGATAATCTGGTCGAAGCTATCGAAATACTCGTAGTTTGCACTGCAAGTTTTCTTAGCGGCAGACGCACCGTGACCGAGAGAAACCACGGGCCACTTACAATCCTGAAGTTGCATCACGGTTAACATGTCGATTTCACCCTCGGTGATAACAATCTTCTTGCCGCCATTCCACAGGTGCTTACCGAACAGTGCGTCCCCTTTGTGAGACCCTCGGGTAGAGAAGTTCTTCTCCTTGTCCCGCAGCTTCTGAGAGACGATGGAGCCATTCTGGTCACGATAGTCGGCCACCTGATAGGCAGTCCCTCGGACCTTGGCGACCCAGTAGCCAGCCTTCTGACATGTCGCCTTTGAGATACCACGAGCCGTCAGGTCAGTGTACCGACCGTCACTCTCGCCGAATACCAATAAGCCTGAACCTTGTGTATTCATCCCGTAATTCCCTCCTTTGGGTCTTCTCGATGATAACTTTTCGGTACGTTCCTCTGAGCCGGGAACCCGGTGTTGACACACGAAGCAGTACTCATGACTGTCAGAGTACACTGAGTTACCATCAGAAGAACCACAGTTTTCGCACGGAGCGTGGAACAGGAAGACACTCTCCTGACCATCTTCTTGACTATCTCCATAACTCATAACGATGTACCATTTATGCATGAAGCGACAAACGAGACCGCGAAGGATAGCGCCCACAAGCCTAACAGCCCGTACGCTAGGAATGGGATTGGGTCGAAGTGCTCTTTGAACTTGTTCATAAAGTAATCTCCTCAAGCGACAACAGGGAAACGTAATTGTCTCCCTGTAGTGCTACCTAATGTTTACCCACGGTCGGAAGTGACCAGTTCGTTCTTCTCCCACCAGCGCTTCAGGTCGAAGCTCGGGCAGGCTTTAGGTGCTACGTCGTGGTGTGCCATCAGCACAGCCCCAGCGTATTGCACCTTCAGTTCTACCAGCAGTGAGCGAAGAGACTGCATCTGGGCTGGCGTGAAGTTTGCCTCTGGGTTACCCTTGGCGTCGATACCACCTACCAGACACACACCTACAGAAGTCGAGTTGTATCCCTTGACGTGTGAACCCACAGCATCTTGGTCGCGGCCAGCCTCAATGGTACCGTCACGACGGATGATGAAGTGGTATCCAATTGCTAACCATCCCTGCTCCTTGTGCCACTGAGCAATCTCCCGGACACCAATGTCCATAGACGGCTTGGTTGCGGAGCAGTGTACGAAAATCTGAGAGGTCTCCTTTCGTTTAGTGAATTGTACCTTAGGCATTTACGTGTCTCCATTTAGTGCCGTGCTTAATGTGATAGATAGTTGTCGCACTGACTCCATAGTATTTACCTAACTTCCTGTTAGATTCACTGGATGAGCGTATTACCTCCACATCTGCATCGGTTAGTTTTCGTTTAGACAGTCCACGCTCCACAGCGTCGTCTGCATTATCTTTCTGTGTCCCAAGTAGCAAATGCTCAGGGTTATAGCAGCGCTTATTGTCGCACGTATGGCGGACTACAAGCCCACTCGGAATGGGTCCCTTGTGCTGCATGTATGACGCTCGGTGGACGAACTGTACACGCGACACGCCCAGCTCGTGGGCAACCTTGCGGTTAAGGGAGATGACTCCGTATCCATTCTTGTGGTGCGCTCCTGTCCATTCGATGCAGGAATCGGTAGGCACTATCTCAAGTTTGGGGTGAATCATTGCTTTGCTCCTTTCTTCTGCTTGAACTTGCCGAACGGTACATCACGCTTCGGCTCCTTCAGCCAGTCTACGGGAATCAATTTGTCGGCAAACAAGATGTTATGCTTCTCGCACCACTCAGCGTAACTGGTTGGTGACCCTTTGTAAATCTTAGTGCGACTCGAAGAGAATACTAACCGGATGTCTAACTCCGGGTACTGCTCACGAATCAATTGGTGCTTCTTGCGGTCCTCGGCTTCCCAGAGACCCTTAGTCTCCACGAAGATACCATTGGGTAACAAGAAGTCTGGAGTGTAAAGGTGGTCACTCGCAGGAATAACGTAAGGGATGCGCCACAATTCGTAATCGAACGTGACGCCCTTTGCTTCTAACTGCTTGGACACCTTGTCCTCAAGGCCAGACCGGAAGGCACCCACCTTCCGAATCCCTTTGGCCCCATAGCCCGCCATTAGAAGTCATCTTCTTCTTCGGCTTCACCCTCGTCAGCTTCCTCACCAGACCAGTCTTCCGGGTCTTCCTGAGGTTTACGGCTGCGAGGTTCGTCAGCTTCGTAACCGCCTTCTACGGCTTCGTCAGCCCAGTCGTCTTCGCCACCACCAAAGGTAGCTAGTTCGACCAGCATCACGCCTTCCAGCTGCAACTTAACGGAAGCACCAGCTACCGCAGACCAGCCGTAAGGTACCAGTGAGAAGCGAATCTTCACTTTGGAACCACCGCCGATGATCGGAACGTCTTGGATGCGCTTGCCTTTAGCGTCTACTACACCCAGAACAATCTTCTTGGTCTCGCCAGTCTTCTTGTCCTCGTACGAACCGTAGCACTTGAAGTTGAACGTGGTGGTACCATCACCGTTGTCGAAGAACGGCATGTCGCCTTCGTACGGCTTCAGGGGTTTCTTGCCCTTCTGAACCTTCGGCGGGTTCGCTTCGTGCGCTTCCAGACGGGCCGCGTAGTTTTCCTCATGGGTCTTAACGATGAGGTCTACCAGCTCCTGACAGTCTTCGTTCTTGAACGTTACGGAACCCTTGTAGGTACCGCGTGGGTTCTCAAAACCCTCACCGCCATAGTCCGGCTTGTTGAAGTAAGCGTACGGCTCACAGGTACCAATCTTGGTGGTATAAATCTTCTTCTTAGCGAATGCCATGATGAATCTCCTTTAAGTTTAAACAGTAAGAGGGACAGCATGTGTCCCTATAGTGCTACCTAATGACTATCTGGGCGTACCCGAGTCACTTGGCCTAACTCTTCATACTCCGCCTCGGCAACTTCGAGGGCCTCCTCAAGAGACCCAGCGTGTACCGGGAGTTCGTACGATGCGTTAGCTGTCTCGACCGTTACGACGAACTTTTGCATCTTCTCGCTCCTTCCACATGTTATACAGGGTGATGTACGCAGGGTCGAGCGTCTTCTCGTACATTGCTCGGCACCAGTCACTTGGCGTCATAGCATAGACCCTTGTGCTTGGTGTACAGCTCCAGATAGAAAGTGGCCTTCGCCATGTCTTTCTCTAAGGTTGCCAGCTCGGACTTCTTACCGGCCCGAAGGCGATACTTTAGGATGTTCCCGAGGCAGTACCCCTTAAACATCTCTTGGGTCATGCTTCGAGCAATCACCTCGATAGCCTCAACGTCTTCGAACAGCTGGTAGTGACTTGGCTGTTTCACACCATCGTCTTCCTTAGGCTCTGCTGGTTCTTTGGCCTTAGGAACGTTGCGGTCGTCCATAGCGCGCACCTCTCCGAGAGTGCTCACTTCCTGCATCGGGCAGTCCTCGCAGGCCACGCCAAGGCAGGCCACAGCGCACTCCATAGTGGAGCCATCGAGTCCCTTGTTCTTGTCCACAATTTTGTAGACAGCGAGCATCTTTTGGTCAGTCATTTACGACCTCCTTGATACGCTCCCAGAACAGACGAATACGAGGCCACTTGGTTACCACAACGGGTACGAAAGGACGGCTCTTAGTCTGAGCCAATTCGTAGAGACCGCGAGTAACCAAGATGTGCACGCTTGGTGCCAGCTCGAAGGTATCACCTATGAACGGAATCTTACCGTGGCGCTCAGAGGCTGCTACAGTGCTGCGGTCTTCCCGGCGAACCGAGAAGATACCGTTTGATTTGTTGAAGTGTAAGCGCATGGTTATGCTCCTTTAGGTGGCTCGTCGTTCATTGACCACACGATAGCCGCGAGGATGAACACGATGATTAGAATCAGATTGATGGACATGTTGTTGTCTCCTATAGTGCTACCTAATTAATAACTGCGTCTCGTACAGCTATGGCTTCCGCAATGGTTCCATAGGTTCCATACGATTGTAGCTGAAACGACTCCCGAAGGAGCCACTTTGCTATACTTATATTTTCTCGCTTGGGTTGTCCTCAGTTCCCCTGAAGCAGGTGAATGAGGGATGCCGCAATGAACCATCTTTCGTCTCCTCCATATAGCCAATCTGGCAAGACCAGCCATTATAGTATTCCTCGCCGTGTTCCTTAACGTTGGCAGTAAATTCATCCATCAGTGCGCGAGAGATGTTGTTGGCGTCTACTAAACGACCTGTCTCAAGAAGCACAGAGAACCCGATGACTTTGCCCTCGTTTGCAAGACCGGGAGTGCCCCAATTGACTCCCTGAATGATTCCATCGGCTTCATCGTTCGGCTTGCACTTGAACCAGCCGGACTTCTTACCGCGCTTGTAGATGCCCCGAGGGTCCTTAACCACGAGGCCTTCGTGACCTTCTTCGCGTTTCTGTCGGTACAGCGCATCGAGTTCGTCCATGTCGTAAACTTCATGGGACTCTGAGAGGCACCACTCGACTTCAGGGAAGTGGTCTTGCAGGACTGGTAAAGCTATCTTGACGTGCTCAAGGCGCAGCAGGGTCATCACGTTGTAGTCATCACCGGACTCGATAATGTCAAGCGGAATGATATCGTAGAGGACAACTTTGAGGTCGGCACTATTGAGGTGGAACGGTACTTTACCCTTAGGGTTATCCCACTCTTTCTCAATGGCGTATGTTGAGAACTCATAGTTCTTAGCTTTCAGCCACTTAGTGCGCAGCAGGCCGGACCCAGTGTTGAAGTCCACACCCTTGACCATGAGTTCACCATCCAGCATAAAGCCATCCGGGAAAATCCAACGGTCGTCCTTCAGTAACTTCTGCCAACGAGCGCCGAAACCATTGAGGTGCTCAAGGGCCGGAATGGTCTTGGAGACCCGGCTGAGCCACGCTACGTTTGCCGTGTTGTCTACGCAGATGTTCCCGCGTACGCCATCGTGCTTAGTGTCTGCGATGAGATAACCGGAAGTCTCCAGCGCCTTCTCGATAGCAGAGCGAACGAACGATACGGCCTTAAAGGGGTTGGTCTTAATGTTCATCATGGTGATGTCTCCGAAGTGTAGTGTTCATTTAGTGTGCAATAAGCAATCATAAAGGCCACCGGAATCCGATGACCTTGAGTCTGCCTATAGTGCTACCTAATCATTTCCAACTTGAGTAGTCGGCTGTTAGTTTTGCCAGCCAATCTGACGCTGAGTCAATCGACCAGCGGCTGAAGGACTTCTCCACGAGCACCTCGTCGTAGTCCGGTCGAGGTTCATACACAGAGAATAGCACTGTGCGGTTGAATGGGCGGTACGTCATGATTACACGTAGTCCCGTCTCGTCCATCAACCTGCGCTCTGTGTGACCCAGCCTTGACCACTGTGAAGTGCTGCCATCGAACAGCCATTTAGTTTGCTCAGCCATTTGTTACGCTCCTACGAAATATTTCTCTTGGTTAACAACGCTGTCACCCTTGGCGTTACGGAAGGAACCCTTAACGCCGCCACCACGCTTTGTCTTGTTCAGCTTGCGGCCTTTAGGGATATAGCCTTCAGTCTGCTGGCGTTCACGGTTGCGCTCAAAGTTGATTGTGTTCTGGTACATGATGTTGCTCCTGATTGCGATAGTAAGGGACATTCATGAAGGCCACCAAACGTGATGACCTTGAGTATGTTCCTATAGTGCTACCTTATTCAGACTTACCGTGGCGGAATTCGATGCGTCCTACTACTTCGCTCTTGTAGTAGACGAACTGCTTGCGCTCACCGTTGGTGCACAGCTGGTCTATCAGGTAGCGGTCATCCAGCTCTGTCCAGCGGAGGGACTTAACGTGGAGACCACACGGGCCAAGTCCTAACTTAAAGAGCGTCTTGGAGTGGGTACCGTCTGGCAACACTGCGGTGAACTTAACGTGAATCAGGTCGGAGACCATCATCAGCTCGTCTTGTGCTTCCTTCAGCTGCTTGCGCAGGAACTTCATGCGGTCCCGTTGGTGCGCTCGGAGTTCATTCACGTCGCGCACCTTCTGTTTCTCACTCTCAAGCTCGCCCTCTAAGTAACGAACCTGTCTACTGAGCGAGTCAGCTTTGTCTGCCAGTCGCAGGACCTTGCAGGACTCGCTGTTGAACGCGGAGTTGGCCTCTCGGACCGTGCGCTGCAATCGCTCCTCACTGCGTAGTGAGTCCCGTATGGCGCTAATGAAGAGTGCTGTGACGATGATTAACAAGATGGTTACAACGATTGAGTAAGTCATAGCGTGCCTCTTTAAGTATTCTTTAAGTTAAGACTTTAAGTAATGGAACCCTCTGTCATTCGAAGGTTCCCTATAGTGCTACCTAATTGCTGGAGGCCTTAGGCGAACGCGAAGTCAGACTCTAAGATATCGCGCAGATTAAGGTCGCCTTTGGCCGGAACTTCTGGCATTTTATCGAGCTGAGACTCGTGCAGCTGGTCAGCGAACTGGTCATAGAAGTCTGCAATCACATCGTTGTCCTCGTAGGTCTTGACCATCGTCTCACGGACTGCCTTAAAGAGATTCCCAGCGTCTGCCGGAATGGTCCCGAAGGAGTCGTGAATGAGCGCGAAGGAGTCAATCCCGTAGACCTCGTTAGCGTGCACTACGGTCATGCGCAGGTGACTACCATCCTGTGAGTGCACAAAGTTAGGCGCGATGCCCGACTCTTGCTTGTGCGCGTCAATCTCTTTGGTGTCCCCTTTGTTGTACGTCATGAACACGTTGGCCTGACCTAAGAACGTTAGCTTCAGGCGCGCTTGGTCGCGCTTGTGGTATTCCTGCCACACCGGGAAGCCGTCTGGTGTTACCCAGTGGATTGCGCAGCGCTTACGAAGTACCTCTTTGGTCTTCTTGTCCTTGACCTCAGCGGCCAGTAGCTTAGCGGCAGACTTCAGCCAGTTCATCGCTTCGACAGCGGCCACCACGGTCACGGTCACAGCGTCCCAAATCAGCTTAGCCATGTAGCCAGCCGCTTGGTTCGGGTGGGTGAACATCAAGCCCTCACCGTTGTCAATAGCAGGTTGAATGGTGTCCTCAAGAACTTGCTGGCGGAAGCCGAACTCTTTGGAACCATACGCCAACGTCATGACTGAACGCTTAGTCACCTTGCGAGTAACACCATATTGCAACCACTGCGCAGCCAGTACGGACTCACCCAGCGTTACCTTCTCGCGGAACTCACCTGTATCCTTGTCGGCAATCTGCTCGACCACCGTCTGGGACCCGTTGACAACGTGCTGCTTGAGCACCTCGTTAACCTTGTCGGCAACAATCTTGTAGATATCCTGCACGGTATCAGAAGGCAGCAGGTTAACCGCACGGCCACCGATAGAATCGCGGAGCATCGCACTGAAATGTTGAATCCCAGAGCAGGACCCATCGAACGCCAGCGGCAGCGAACAGTTGTAATTCAGGCCGTGATGTTTAACTCCTGCGTACTCAAAGCAGAACGCTAAGAAGCAGAACGGTGAATCTTGCTTAGTCCACCAAGTGTTATTCAGCGGGTCGGCTGCGCTCGCCAGAATGTTACCCTCGTTCTCTTCGATGAACTTGATGCGCTCAGGGAAGGGAACCTTATCGACGCCTGCACAGTTTGCACCATGAATCTTCAGCCAGTAGAACCCATCGAGACCGATTGGTTTGCCCTTGGCCAGCGTCAGCATACCTTTGGTCATGTCGTTACCCTGAGGGTTGAACATGCTCACAGCGTACACACGTCCGCGCCAGTCCATGTTGTACGGGAACCAAATGGCCTTATGGTTAGCGAACTTGTTGGCCTGTGCGACCATGAACTCCATTGACAAACGGCGAGACTGTCGGGCCTTGTCCTTACGGTACACCGCTGCTGCCTCCTTGCGCCATGCCTTACGTGCCACCTCGTTGGTGTCGATATCGTCTGGGCGTGGTGGTAACTCTTCGCGTTCAATCGCTGGGACGTCAGCAACCGGGCAGTGCTTCCAGTTGACAATCTCGTTGACTACCGCCAGCACCTTCTTGTTCACCTTCCACGGTGTGTTTTGCGCGAGGTTGACCGCTTTGTATACCTCAGGCATGTGCACGTCTTCATAGCGGCGCAGTGCTTTCTTGGAGTGGGTACGCACCAGTACCAGCGGGCGACGACCGACTGACCAGTAGCCACCGCCTACGGTCCCAACCCAAGGTTTCGGAGGGACTACGCACGGTTGGTACATAGGACTGATACCTGCAAGTGCGCCCGCTCGTTTACTCAGGAGTTCCACAAAGGCCGGAGCCAGCTGGACCATTTGCATACTGGTCACATCGTCCGAGCCATCGGCCATCTTGTTCTTGGTCATCTCCACCAGACCAGTCCCCTCAATGAGTAGCTCCAACAGCTTGGTCCCTACGTGCATCTGCTCGTCGGTCTTCCAGCTCGCCCAGTTGTCCCCACCAAGCATCCCTTTGGATATCATATCGGCCTCGACTACCTGCATGAAAGCCTTCTTGTACACGTGGCCTACGCGCTTGTCCAGCTGGTCCGCTACGTTCTTCTTGAAGTAGGCGGCCTCCTGCTCACGGATACGACCGAAGCGGGCCTCATCCTCAAGGGCCTTGCCTAACTGAGAGGATACCTGCTGGATGGTGGCCTTAGAGGCATCTGTGAGCGTCCCTAAGACGACCTTAATGGTCAGCAGTGCGATTGCCTCACTGGACACTCCGCGCTTCTCGTTGAGTACCTCAGCGCCCATGCTTAGGGCTAACTCTGAGGCCACGCCATGCTTAATCGGATAGTATGCGCGAGGCTTCTTACCACGTGCGGTTGCTTGCTCCTCTTTCCAATCGTTAATACGTTTGGTTAACTGTGGATGCAGCGTTAAGACCAGCGGCTTGGCGGCCACGTTGTCAGCGAACTCACCAGCTTTAACCTGACGTTCCAGCATCTTCAGGAAACGCTGCTCGCCCAGCTCGTACGCTTCATGTTCGAGCGTTAACTGCTCACGTGCCAGCTTGTCCCCGTAGTGCTCGCTGAGGATGTTGTACGGAATAGCGGCTAGTTCAATCTCTGAGAAGTCATTACGTGCAATGTTTAATGCGTTCATTGTGTGCCTCTTTGGTGCCAGAGAACTGGCGTTAATAAAGTTTATCTATTGGTGCCTCACCGTGCGGAGACACCTAAGATACACCTTGTTAGCCCATAAGTCTACCCTGAAGGTAGTTGTCGATAGGTAATGGCTTGCCCTGTTGTATCGCTAGGCCGGATACCACTTGCCACGCCAGAATGCGCTCCTCGACTTTCGCAAAGTCAACCTTTAGGACCCCGGCGTCAATCCGCTCGCGCTCCTTCATGTGGCGTGCTCGGACCTTGGCGCGTTGTCTGCGTGCCTTGTTGATGTGCTTGCGGTCTCTCTGAAAGGTCCCCAGAGGATTACGCTTAGCCTTGTTGCGCTTACAGCGTTCAATCATCTTATTGCGCACTATCTGCTCAACCTCTGCGAGCAGTTCCTCAGGTTCCAGTGAGAAAGGCTCACGGTCCCGGTCCGCTGAGAATGACACCGGGTCGGTAATCACTGGCTTGCCGTCTTTGGTGAACATGATGTTGCCGCTGTGCATGTCAAAGGATGCAATCCCGTGGAAGAACTTGTTAATCATTTGGCACGTCTCGACGAAGGGTAATTCCTTCTCTGCACCGTCAACATCGCCCAGCTCTGCACCAGAGTTCTCCACAAAGTAGTTAGCAAGGTCTGCGTAATGCTCATGCGTCTCGTTCTCCTTGCGCTGGTACGGTTCCAGTTCATCCAGCACCACCGTATAGCAGCCAGCGTGACGCGCTACGTGATAGACGTTAGGAATCCCTACACGGCCTTGGTGCATCCGGCAGAAAGCCACATAGGCGGCCCCTGAGTCCTCTTTCTTAAAGCCAACCTTAATGACCCTACCCGGTAGCAGCTTATGCTTAAACGCTGCACTGAAGTGACCATTGCCCAGCAGGTTAAACCCAGCGTCTTTGGCCTTAATCTTCAGGGTTTTCCAATAGTCCTGACGTTCCAGACCCCAATCGCTGTCCGTATCGTCACCGTCGGACGTCTCATAGTTCACAATGTCCGCCATGAGTGCTACCAGCAGCGGCTGGCGCTCGTCGAGTTCACAGATTGGCAGGTTGCGGATGACGTCTAAGCGTGCTTGTATATCGGTGTAGTTCATTTGGTTATTCCTTATGTGTGTATGTGCTGTTAATCAGTGAATTTAATGTTGGTCCCGATGCGCTTCCACGTCTTGCGTGTCTTAACGCTTGGATAGTACGGCAGTATGCTACGGTCATCTACATAGCGGAATGTGTCATCCTTGATGATGTGAACAATGATGTGACCATGTCCGTCCTTATAAACCATAGTGTTAATGCGTTGCGACATAGAATATCCCCACCTTGTTCGCCTTAAAGCGGCCATTAGGTAGCCGTACAGTAAAGCGAGGCAAGAAGCCCCACTTCAGGTAACTGAATGATGCTTTGTGCACCTTGAGACCCTTGCGAAAGTCCCGCACAAAGTACAGGACAATCAGGGCGTACACGCTAATTATTAACAGGGTTATCATACATTACCTTACGAGTATGGTAAATTTCTGCCAGCTGGGCCATATAGTAGCCGTGCCATGCGTTCATGTCTTCAGGTGACTGGTTGACATACATCAGGGCCACCTTCATGGCCTTGCGAGTGAGCTTGAGGTCCTGCTGCGTGATTCCGTAGCGCTTCATACAACCTCCCAGTACTGCCCGTTGATGATTGAATAGCATTCGCCCTTAGGAGCGTCCACTTGTTGCAGCGTGCCACCTAAAGACACCTCTTTGAGCGTTGGGTATACTTGTGGATACTCGCCAACATCCTCGATAGACCACAGATAGGCTGTGTGAGTCTGTGAGTGCACCACCAGCACAGCATCTTGCGAGTAGGTCTTACAGGCCAGCCATGTCAGCTCTGCGGCTTGCTTCTCAGTGCATTCTACCTTAAGCGTGCGCTCTTGCGTTGCCTCCGGCATACCAGCCTCTTTAAAGCAGCCCTGTACGTGCTCATCACGAATGTTGCCATATGCTCCCGGATAGGTGCGGATGGTACGTACCAGACCCTTGAGCATCTTCTCGTTAACTTCGAGCGACTCGTGGCCACGGTAAGCGGTAACGAACACGAATACCTTGTTAGCTGGCTCTTTGGTGTAAATCATGATGTGTATATCCCTTCAGTTGGTTAGTGGTTATCATCGTGGCTACTCTCAGGGTGACAGGACGTACCTTGCCAGAGACCCGAATGTAACCACTAGTTAAACACTAAGTGATGAGTGATGTACATGTCAGCTAATCCATATTGTTAAAGAGCGGTGCTACTTGGTACTGCATGTTACTGCTTGCTTACTACGTTACTACTTGTTCATCGTTGAGTCAACCACTTTCGTATGCCGGTTGATAGCTACTTGAGACCCTCAGTCTAACCAGATAACTCGTGGTATTGTCTGGTCGTTGGTGACGTTGTGTCTCTCAACGATTGCTATAGTCTCATAACTGATTCTGAGTGTCAATACCTTAAGTTAAACTTTATGTAGACCTATAGTGATAGTTATCTTTATGGTGATGGTCTCTTAGTAATACTTAAAGTGTCTCCCTATAGTGATACCTAATTGAGTAATGTATTGACACTGACCACTGAATAGCCTTATAGTAATGACTCACCGATACCCTTTGTCCCGCTCTCAGTGTCTCAGGGACTGCTAAACGAGATACTTAATGATTCTCTTAATGTGACCTACTAACAGTCACTGCTAAACGTTAGTCACATGGTGAACCTTGTGAGCAGTCGGCTCACCTTAGGTATATGGTCTCCGGCATTACCTCAGGTCTAACCTCAGGTGGTACTCAGTGGATACTTAGAGAGAGGGTCAACAGATAGGGACACAGAGACATCAACATATAGTATCCCAATGTCTCCCTCACCACAACATATAGTATCACCCAAGGTTTCCCATCAGTCCCACCTAAGGTTAAACCGAAGGTTTAGGGTGGCCTATGGTTACTTTGAGTGAACTGGA